GTGGTAAGTGCAAAAATGTAAGAGATGCAAGCGTCAAACAATTGATGTCAAATCAAGAATTTAGTGATATCAAAAAGATTTTGGGACTTCAACAAGGTAAAGTGTACACCTCTGTGAGTGAACTTCGTTACGGTCGTCTTATGATTATGGCTGATCAAGACAACGATGGTAGCCATATCAAAGGTCTTGTTCTCAATATGATCCATGTATTTTGGCCAAGTTTGATTGAACTTGGTTTTGTTGTGAGCATGGTGACACCGATTTTGAAATTGTCAAAGGGAACAAAAGTGATTTCATTTTACACTGAAACGGCATTTAAGACTTGGACCGAACAAAATTCTACCAATGGTTGGAAATTGAAATATTATAAGGGACTCGGAACTTCAACAACCGCGGAAGCAAAAGAATATTTTAAACAAATTCAGAAATTGACTGTAAAATTTACATCGGATGAGGAAACAGATGAAGCAATGTTGTTGGCTTTTGACAAGAAGAGAGCCGATACAAGAAAAGAATGGTTGCTTGAAAGTTCAGCAAATCCATCTGGTCTTGAAGTAAATTATGGATCTATTCAGACCCTCACCGTACATGATTTTATTCACAAAGATATGGTCCATTTTAGTCTGGCCGATCTTAGACGATCCATTGCCCACGTTGTGGACGGATTCAAACCGTCTCAGAGGAAAGTAATGTATGCGGTCATGTCTAAAAAGTGGAGTAAGAATCCACGCGTTGCGCAATTGGCTTCGTTTACACAAGAAGCAACTTGTTATCATCATGGAGAAACTTCACTGACCGGTGTTATTACAAACTTGGCCCAAGATTTTGTAGGGTCAAATAATATGAACTTTTTATTCCCGGATGGTCAGTTTGGAACTCGTCTTCAAGGTGGTAAAGACGCGGCAGCAAGTAGGTATATTCACACATACCCGACTGAAGTCGCAAAGAATATGTTTGACAAAGAAGACAATGAAATCTTAAGTTATCTCGAAGAAGATGAAACTAAAATTGAACCAGAATTTTACATCCCTGTGATGCCTACTGTTCTTATAAATGGCACAGAAGGAATTGGAACAGGATTTAGTTGTTATGTTCCTCCGTTCAATCCAGTCGACATCAAAAATAACATTGAACGTCTTTTGAACAATAAAAACATGGTAACCATGAAACCTTGGTTTAGAGGATTCAAGGGTACAATCGAACCAGATCAAGATGATTCACAGTCATGGACAATGGATGGAATTTGGCAAACAACGATGGGTGGTGTCCACGTGTTGGTTACCGAACTCCCAGCTGGTCGATGGACTCAGGACTACAAAGAGCACCTGGATATACTTGTTGAGAAGAAAACGATTTCTGGCTTCTTGAACAATAGTACAATTGAAGATGTTCGTTTTGAAGTATACGATTACAAAGGAACGAATTTGGTCAAGGATCTAAAACTTCGGAAAACTATTCATGCTTCGAATATGCATTTGTTTCATCCAACACAAGGAATTAAGAAATATGATTTCCCAGAAGAGATTTTGGTAGACTTTTTGGGAATTAGATTGGAAGGATATCAAAAGAGAAAAAAGAATATTTTGAAAAAGTTTAGAAAAGAACAGTTGGAACTTCAAAATAAATGTAGGTTTATCGAAGACGTGGTAACCGATCACATAGTTATTTTCAAGCAGAAAAAAAGTTCAATTGAACAAGTTCTCGAAAAGTTGCAATTTACTAAATTTGACAGTTCATATGATTATCTTCTCCGTATGCCAACATATCAATACACAGAAGAAGAAATTGAAAAAATTAATAAAAAATTGAAGCAGCTTTTGGAAAATATACACATTGCTCGATCAATATCCACTGTAGATATGTGGAAAAGTGATTTAAAAAAAATCAACTAAGTAATAGTAATTAGCAATGTTGTTACCTGTGGATAAAAAAGATATGCGCGGCCGTGCGGGGACAGGTGCAGTCCTATCATTAAGTGCCAACGGTATGCAAGACACTTATTTAACAGACGACAAAAATAAAGATTCGTTCTTTAATTATAAAAATGTACGCCATTCAAATTTTGCAAAATTTTCTAATTTTACACGGGTGACAAATCCTAGTACTTCCCCCACATGGCCATTTAACAACACCGTTATTGTAACATTAAACCCACAGACAATGGGTGATCTATTGTGTAATATGTTTTTGAAGTGTACTTTACCTCAATTATCCGATAGATTTACGCGACCTGAACAGGCTAAATATTGCGACCAAATTGGAAGAGCTCTTATTGAAAAAATAGAATTTAGAGTTGACGAAAACGTTTTGGAAGTTGTTGAGAATGATTGGGGAATTATCCATGATGAACTCTTTTTTACAAGTGAAGAACAAACAACTAATAAAGCTCTCATTAATGGTGGACAAAAAAAAGGAGAACTTCCTGATTCAATTGTGGCATCTGGACCAATTGAATTATATATCCCACTTAAATTATTTTTTGCAAGAAAGCACGTTTTAAGTGACTCAGATAATGCTTTATTTTTGGACAATTTTTATGAACCATATTTCCCAGTGTGCGCAATTTACAACCAAAATATTCAATTGAGAATTACATTTAAAAAACAAACTTTTTTCACCGGAACAAATGATGTAATTAGTTTACCTCGTTTTGATATAGTAACTGAAGAAATTTCAGTTTCTGCCAACGAAAGAGTTTACTTACAAAATAAAAAACACTCTATGACAATAGAAACTATTATTCAAAACCCAACGTTAAACGTTCCAATTTCATCACAAGAGGCAGATATGAGTTTAACCGCTCAAGTTCCCATTAAAGCATTTTTTTACTTTTTTAGAAAAGAAAAATTCGAACAAGACGGAGATTCTTCACAATTTCTAAATAGATACAATTATAGTTCATCTGATTCTACGAATATAAATACACAAACCGGTAGTCCAGTTATGTCTGATGCAATTATAGTTCTGGATGGTGTTCCGCTTCTAGGTAAAATGGATACAGCGGAAAGAAATAATGTACACACCGATATATTTTATAAAACAATGATACCTTTCCAGTCAAGTATGACATGTGGTTTAAAGAACATATATATGTACTCATTTTCATTAAAACCTAAGGATCCAGCACCTACTGGATCTTTAAATTTTGGTCTTATGAAAATAGGAAAAAATAGAATTAAACCGAGATTCATTAGTAATTTAAATAGAGGTACAAATGATGACTATGTTATGCATGTTTATTCACAAGGATACCGCAATATTGAAATTGAAAATGGAAAATTAAGATTGATTTAATTAAGATACTTTCTTTGAAAATAGTTTTTGTTTATTATTTAAAATATATTCAATAATATTGTTTTTTATACACCATCTAATAAAATTTAGTTGTGCAACTGTTGTATTAACTTCGGACTTTGAATTTGGAATCTTATATTCAAATTTTTCAGTCCTACAAAATGGATCAAATAATTTCTTACTGTACCCATCTAAACTTGATTTATATGCACAGTGAACTGTAAACATTTTACCGGTGTCTGTTGTATATGTGAGATTGTTTCCTTTTGAATAATTTGTGATAAACCATTCTAAATTTCTAAGAGAAATTCCATTTCTTTTTTCTAAAATATCTCTGAGATGTTCAGAATTTTCTTCGTTAGAATAAAATTTTCTGATTGATTCCAATAAAATGTCTGATCTACTCATAATAGAGGTGAGATACTATACTCTTATATATAAATAATTCTATAAGTCTATTTTTTTAAAATTTGTTTTATTTTTTGACTCTCGAAGACAAGCTGGACAATCAGCACTGAAAAGTGGAGGCATTGTATGATTATGTTTTGGGAGTTCTTGCATCTCAATTTCCATTTTAAGTGCAGATGGGGTTTTCTTAATAATCGGTCTCTGACTTATATGCAAATTACAATATCCACCTTGATTCTTTCCTTTTCGAGTGCATCTTTTTCCATCCAATTTCTGTCCTAGACACCGTCCCGGTTCACCAGATGAAGTTTGTGTTGAAATTTCTAAACCATCAATATTATTTAAATCTCGCAAAAGTTGCCGATGATTTACATCGTATGATTTAGAAACGTGTTCCGCAAATTTTGTAAGTTTTTCATTTACCTGAGAATTAACTTCTTCATTATGTAGTTTAGTTACTTCATCAAGAAAACCCATAATTACTATAACTTATAT